CAGCACGTTGATAATCAATGGAGATCATGTTATCAACGACCACACATCAGGTACTGCAGTCGAACGTGCAATGGAATTTGCCGGGGTTATATCAGCTAGCGATGTCGCAACTAAACAAACTGAAAAAGAACGTGATACAGCAGAACCACTCCGTGTTTATACTAAAGAACAAGTAGATATCACAGCGGTGGAAGATATTTTAAGAAAAATATTTAGGCCAACGAATGAAGGTTTTGGCATTGTAACTGTATCTTACGTCACAAACATCCTTAGAGAAAATAAATCTGGCCTTAAAATGTCGATAGATCAAAGAGCGATTGAGACCCGTGACGTGCAAATTCAAGGTGCGCGAATGTGTAACGCTCAGTTTGTAGTGCAACAGTGCGGCAAAAGCACAGGCCAAACTTTAGATTGTATTTTAGAACGTTATATGGCAGCACCAAATGCGCAACGGAAACAAACAGCAAACTTATATTTGGAAGGATTAAGTAAATGGGTGAGTGTTGAATTCTTTAATCAGAAACAGCAAACAAGTACAACTCTGTATCACAGCACACTACACTATCTCAAAAATTTACAAACAAAAATATCACTTAATGGAAAAAGAGCGGAAGATATTAGAAGATCATCTGAGAAACTAAGATATACCCGCGAGAGTAGAATACCGTTAAGTGATGATGAGTTTAAAAAGATTAAATTCGAAGGCAGGAAAATCATTGAAGCACCAAACAAAATCATGGTGGGTAGATATCTCATAGCAATCAACGATAAAACAAAGATGCACAGTGATGAACATGTTAAGAGCGTCATAGTATCTGATAAAGATATCTTTGATACAATTGATTCGTTTTGTGAAAATCCAGATAACATTAAATCAGTGATTGATTGCATTAGTGATAAAAACATCTCAGCAGCATCAGTTGAAGAAAGCATTAGCGTTATACAACAACGTTTGGATACACTGCTTGCGCGTGATTACACCGAAGATAGTCATTCAATGAAAGCATATCGTGAATTAGCCATGGAATGGTACGAACCAATGCAAAGCAATATCAACTTTCATCTTAAAAATCAACCAAAAGAGATTAGAAAAGATGGTTATGATACAACAAACAAAGTCGGTCAAGGTGTGTCAGCATGGAGTAAAATGCTCAATTGCATTTTAGCCAGCATAGAAAATGCATTTGAAGGAGAGTTTAGTAATGCAGTTAATAGCAATGTGCTGTTAGCACTGGATCGTTCAGACAAAGATCTATCTCATTGGTTCAAACCATATTTGCACCTATATAATGATCGAACAATCGTAAAAACCGACGCAGATCATACACAATTTGATTGCACTCAAGGACCAGGCTTGGCAGTGCTACAATCCATAGTGTATAAACGTTGTGGCTTTCCAGAAGCAACCGTAGATTGGTTGTTACATATGAGATCATCATACCATGCAAATGCGTTAGATACACAAAATAACGCGCGTATCAGATTTGATTTCAAATGGCAAATGACCTCAGGCGCATTGTACACTTTATGGTGGAACACAGTAGCGAATATGGCAATAACAGGTGCGTGTTATGATTTTGGAAAAATACATTTGGCAGCATTCAAAGGTGATGATGTTCATATTTTATCATCAACTTGTAAACCTAGAAAAATTAATGAACGTGCATATACTGATGTTCTTGGCCATAAGATCAAAATTCAACATCCAGATATCAGTGAGTTTTTAGCCAATATTATCACACCACATGGCTTCTTTCCAGATGTAGTTAGAAGAGCTAGCAGAGTTGCATCAAGAATTTATACCCACATAGAGGATTGGCGAGAAATACAGTTAAGCATTGCTGATGCCTTAAGCGTCGTATCAAATGAAACAATTT